GATGAGACTTGCCTCGCACACCCTTTTTCTTCCAACCAAAACCGGGTGAAGAGGCCATATTGAGAGGATCGAGATACTCCACTCCAGGAACGCCATTGATACTTTCGTCCCACGTAAGCACACGCTTGTATTGTGGATTGGCATGTCGCAATTTACTTAACAACCATTCATTGCACGCATCCAAACCATCCAAGTCAAATGGACCAGCCTGCCGCGCATACTTCTCCACAGCACGCTTTATCACAGAACCGCGGTATTCGGGTTCAAGGCGAGGGTCAGAGGGAGACAACACGGAAGGCTCCGTCGTGTGCTCCTTAATCACGTCAAACATCGGACTCGGTCTCCATCTCGTCTTGTCAGGAATACGCGAGACGAGACCTTTCGGCAACCTCCCGACCAAAAGGAAGTCACCCTCCGGTACGAAGGTTCCCGCGCCTTCCAAAACATTCGGGATTCCCTCTCGCTCAATAACGTCGAAAACTTTCTTGCTCTCCATGTACTTAATCTCCTCCTGGCTCACGATTTCCGAGACGCCTTCCGGATACGAAGTTCCGTTCTTGACCGAGGCTATGTGAATACCAACAATCTTCAAACCCCGCATCTCCGAAACCAAAATCGAGCCGCAGTCACCACGCGCAAAAACACACCCCGGATACGCAATGGTGGGCATGGATCCAAATTCCATACCACCCACCTTGTACCAAGTGATGGCGGATGAAAGTTCAAGACGAGGCAAGATCGAGTGGGTACGAGTCTTTCCCCTGTTGTGAACAAGGAAGCCTCGGGACCCGGTAATCTTATCGATATGGTCTCCATCAGCAAAAAGGGCTCTCTTGTCGCGAAATTGCGGGACAACCTTCGGCATGGTGTAGTAGGACAAATCGCGCGCCTTACCTCCTCCAATAATATGGGGGAAAATTCCATAGTCCACCTTTCGGAACAACATATCCTTAGACATCATTTTTCCATCCGGGGCTTCCCACGACAGTGAGCGTGGATCCGTCTTTCAGGAAATCACCTCCCGCAAACCAAAAGTGGTTCGTCGTGACAAGAGTCCTTCCAGCCACGACGTATCCCATCGACGTAACAGTGTCGTTCCCAATAGCGTACTTCAGAATAACCTGATTTCGCTCAAGCGAAGCTATAAAGTTGTCCCTCTCTTCCGCGTCCATCCCACTCTGGGGCACTGTGGTGTCACGATCGATCGCCTTCCTGAAGTATTCGGAATACGTGACTCCCTTCCGCAACGGTCTCCCTTCCACGGCAGTCTCGTATTTCATAGCCATCTGTGGCGCCGGATCCTTAGCTTTTGGATTTTCATGACGCAAATCGGCATCGCGACTACCGAAGATATAGTATTCTCGATTCGGTTCAGCTCCAAGCTCTTCAAGCTTTTCAATGCGCTTATCGAGAATCTTCCCTCCAATGTACATGCCCGCTACTTGAGCTCCCATCATCGGTACTAGTGCAATAAGTGGCACCAACAGCGGTTTCAAATATTCGCCTAGACTGATCATAGACGCCCATAGGGGATGAGATGCAAGATACTCCATCCCCTCAGTAACATAGCCACGCACCACCGCGGCAAAATGCTGAATCCTCGACTTAGGAACCACCACAGGTGGTATCTGATCGTTACCACCACACACACGCCATTTGGTCATCGAAGACGCTAGCGATTTACAACCATGCTTCTTCCCGTGGCCTACCACATTTTCAAGGTTGAATGGTGCTCGAGCTAGCAAGCACATCTCAGCGGCAGACGGCAGCTCATCCTCAGAATCACTATCACCTCCAGCGTTCGGCTCCCCGTCCCGACCTTCTATCTGCGCGATGAACTCGTTATGGAAAACCCCAGTCGAAATCTTCTTTTGCGCTTCCAAGAACTTTTCCTTCTCACATTGCAAGAAGCGAACCGCTTGTGCGGCAGTAAACTCCGCTCCTGTGTAGACTCCCGTACGCGTGGGACTGCAAGCCTTAAAAGTCAAATGGGAAAACGTATCTGTAGGTTCCGTACCATTCGACACCGCCTCAAGCAAGACATGGCGCCTCCTATACAAAGCCTCCGGACTGGTCACAGTTTTCAAACCGGGCCATCCCTGATTCGATGTCATCACCATGACTTTAGAGGTGAACTGCGTTCCCTTAACTCCAATGGAGGGGTTATCAAGAGTCGCCATAGGCGGCATGAACGGGACTGCTC